CTTATCAACAGATCCATCATCTTTGGATTCATCGACTTTCGCCATTTTAGCATATATTTTCTGCGCGTCTTCTTTTCTAGCTTTCTTCAACATATCAACTGCTGCTTGAATTACTCCAGCTTTGGTCTTCGGAATAGAAACTTCTTTCACTTCGGGTTCTTCGTCTTCTTCCTCTGCATCATCTGCAGATTCTTCGACTTCTTCTTCCTCGTCATCTTCGTCTTCGTCTTCTTTTACCTTAGCTTCATCAAGAACTTCTTCGTCTTCAACTTGTTGGTCTTCAACGAGCTCGTTCTCAAGCTCTTCAGCATCTTCTGATATGCCATCGACTGCTAGATCATTTTCTAGTTTATTTTCGTCTATTGACATTTTGTATTCTCCTATTAAGAATTTACAAGTTTAGAGAGGAAATTCTTAAAAGCTTTAATCTCAATATCCGATGAACGCATACCTCGAGCTTCCTTTATTTCAGTCTCAATTTCTTCAATGTCTTGTGGACAAAGTATTCCGTTGTTCCATACCCATTCAACACCTTCCATGATTCCATTGACAAACGCCTCTGGAGCCGAAGGGTCTTGAACGATATCCACGGTAGAAAGCATAAAATCCTTTCCAACGTGCGACACACCTTGTTTATTCACAAGAGTTCCCATACCACGACTTGATACACCAAGCTTCACTCCACCTTCTAACAAACCAGTTACGATATTGCCCATAGGGGTGTTTAGTATTGATGCTTTTCCTATAACATCACTTCCCTCAAATCTGAGTTCAGTGATTTTATGTGAAACTTTGTCAAGATTAATAGTAGGGCCTTCTGGATGATTTAACTCTCCGACTGCTCTACCTGTCTTGACTTGTTCTGTTACGTATTTATTAACGGCACCTTCTAGGATACTCTTATCGTATACCCGACCGTTTCTATTCTTTTTATCGGCCTGCATAAACACGCCTTCGATGACATACGTACTGCCACCGGATTTGGTCTTTTCTGTAATAACCTGAAGGTTACTATCATGATACTCACTAATTAGTCTCATTATAGTTTATCCTATATTTACTCTTCTGATTCCGTATCAGAAGGTTTGCCGATAGTAGATGCGACTGAGATTTTCTCAGCATCCAAAGCGGCTTGTAATTTGTCTGCAATAACACTATCGAATGCTTTACCCGCAGCTATGTTATCGCCTTTTCCTACATGATCAATCATTTGTTCTATACTCATTGTTTACTATTCCTCTATTATATATTTATAATATTTTATAAGTCAAAGTCATCTTCATCGTCGCCCATAAGCTCTTTCTCAGCTTTAATCTGTTTTTCCATGTCTTTAATAGAATCATCATCCATTTTAAGAACATTCTTAGCGATCCATTCAATAGAAACATACTTACCAGCATATTCATCTACTGTACCCAACATATCAAACCTTTCTCTCATCATTTCTGATTCTTTCAGTTCGGCAAAATAGTTGTCTTCAATGTAGTCATATGCAATATATGTCTTCCACTCATCCCAATCTTGTTCAGTAATAATACCTTTAAGAATCAGCTGAGTTCTTAATAGCTGATTAAATACATCACTGAATCTCTTTCTGAGTCTATCAATGAATTTCTTAAACTTAATCTCGTCCCTAGATATTTCATTACTTCTACCTAGAGTAAACTGTTGTTCTTGTTCTAGTCTACTAATAGGGACATTCAACGACTTATATAATCTCTTTTGGAAGTATACAATATCATCAATCTGACCTAAGTTCTCACCGCCAGGCAATGTAGTGATTTCTGTACCCCTACCACCTTCTCTACGTGGCAAGAAGAAATCTTCCAGCATTGACATATGCTTTCTATCGTCTTTAAGGTCACCAGTATTAGCATCATATACTAATTTGTTTCTATACTGACTCATGATACCCTTGAGGTATTCTTCTGCTTTACCCTTAGGTAAGTTACCAACGTCAATATAAAAGATTCTACGCTCTGGTGCTCTACTGATTCTGTAGATGACCAAAGAATCTTCCATCATTCTTAATTGGTTAACAGGCTTAATTGCTTTGTGCAAGTAAGATAAAATTCTTTTCCTAGTAGGATCCAACATACCAGAAGTTGCATAAGCGATAGCATCCGGATGTATCTTAATCCCCTGATTAGAAGCATTCATCTTACCATCTTGAAACAAGAAGTATTCTTGCTGCTTGGTAATAATCATTGCACCAGTTTTAGGATCTTTTTCTTCTTCGATCTCTTTGACCTTCCTTAACATAGTAGGGTCAATATATCTTAATTCTTTAATACCATTCTTTGGAGACTTTTCATCAATAATAATGTGATACGGTAGTCTTCCATCAACATACCACTTTCTGAATATATCATGTGCATATGCGTTGAAATTCAATAACTGTAATACTGTTTCAAACTCGTTCTTAACAGACTCTTTAATCTTATCCGAAATTTCTAACTTGTCCAGAATTAAGTTTACAGGAGCTTCATCATTGTCACCCACAATAGACTCATTAACAATGTCTTCAATAGCAGCATCGGTTTCTGGTTGAGCCGCAATATCTCTATACTTAAATATTAAATCGACTTCATTCTTGGCTTTATCTCCATCTAAATCGAGATACGCACCAAAGTGGCCACCGGCTTGAATAACGCCAGAACCATCTTCTTCTGTATCGGGTACAAATGAAGGCCTGATTGGCTCTACATTACCCTTTCTCTTTATTTCAAAACCAAAAAAATCGGCCATATATATTTCCTCAAATAATATCAGGAGGGAATTAAATCCCTCCTTCTACTATATTTATACACCTAATTATGATGTAGTATCAGACTCCCAATACTGAACTTGTAGTTCAACAGTAAACTCTTCGATCTGGTTCTCAGAATCATAAGAGAGTTCAATTGCACTCACGTTCGTTGGGAAAGTACCACGGATATCATATTTCTTAGTGACTTCTCCAGCTTTATTTAATTGTTCTACAATCATGTCAGCTTGATAGTCAGTAGGATTAGATAGTCCTGTATTGTTATTATGGTTATTGATACCGTTCATCCATCTTTCAAAAGCACCACGAACACTAAAGTCAACATCGTTAATAACTGTTATTGACCATGGCTCGAATGTTCTGTCACCTGCAATCTGTAATTGTCTACCACGAAAAGGAATCATGATAGGACTAATTATAGAAGCGGGCATCTGAGCACCCTTCACTAAGAAAGAAGTTAGTTCAACATCACCTTGTGCATAACCAGGAAAGTTACAAGTAACTTTGAACATGTTAGCACGAGCACCGCCACCCACTAATTTGGATTTAAAATCATCTACGCCTAAAATTGCCATTTTCTATTCCCCCTTATACGCCAGAGATTTCAGAGAAATCTACGCCGGTTCTTGTTGCCACAAAGTTGAGATTAATGAAGTTAATAGACCTAGCGGGCTTGATAAAGATATCAGCCACAAAACTATTAGTATCAATAACTTGACCTGTGTTGTTAGTAGTATCACATATAACTGAGAAGTCTGTTACACCCCTACGTCCTTTTACGTCACGTAAGAATGGTTCAACCAAGTTTCTGAATTGTGCGCGAGTAAACTCGTCATTGAATTCAAACAGTTGAGCTTCTGCAGCAGTTGAGATTGCCTTTTCTAAAGTAATGAATAATCGTCTAACATTGATTCTATCGAAAGCAGATGGTCTCTTCAACAAAGTTTTATCACCAAACAAGATAGTTCCTTGACCTGGTAGTGATACCAGTGGGTTACATCTTGCTTTGTATAGAGTGTCTCTATCAGCTTTGTTAGGATTCCATGCCAACTTAGTAATACCTAGTAGTTGACCACGATTAACACCAGCTGGTGAGAACCACGCGTCTGCTACGTCATCAGTATTAGCACATAGACCAGCAACGTGGCCGGCTGCACCAATCCAACGATATACATCATTGTACTTGTCATATACATAAACTGCAGAAGAATCTACAGAAGCATATGAAGTTGAAGTTAGACCTGCAACCCATCCACCAACTTCGGTAGCTGGTACAGATGCGTCTTTTGAATCTTCAATAGGTGGTGATACAAACGCCATACAATCTTTTCTAGCATTGACTAGAGTAATAAGATTTGCTGCAATTGTATCTGCGCCATTAGCATCTGGATATGCAAACAATAAGTTCACATCAACAGTACTAGTGTCCGCAAACAACTGCATACCTGTATCAATCTCTCCAACTGTTGGTGCATTATCATCAGTACCACCAGTTAGTGAATTATCAACAGCCGCTGTAACGGTTGTATATGTGGTGGTAGCAGAAATTGCATCACCAGCATCGGTTAATCCAGTTGGAACACCGATATGTCTAATATACCTAGATCGTGCATTAATTACATCTTTGTAGTAGTTAGAAGTTCCATCAGAACCTTTAGCATCCGAACCTTGTGAAATATATTCATAAGTTTCTAATACGGTTCCTGCCTTACCAGACCATGCACCAGATTCATCAATTACGGCAATATGAAGTTCATCTGCCGCTGATGCTTTACCAAGTTCTACCGCATAATCGGAAGTTCCTGGTACTCCTGGGAACGAACCTGCGTAAGTCCATGCTGCCCAAGCAGTTGCATTTGCTGGACATACTGATACCTTAATAGCATTACCTAAGGTGCCGGGATATTTAGCTACCCAAGCTCCTTCACTAATACCTGTTAGACTTTCATAATTTGTGTCATTTCCTACAAAGAGTCCACCGCCTGCTGCTGTAGCATTTACATGCCCAGTTTTAGCTCGAACTACCTTGAGAGCTGCACCGTACTTCAAAAATGATGCTGCCGTGAGGAAATGTTTATATGTTTGGTAATCTGGTGTTCCGAATGTCTCTGCTAGTTCTTTCTCTGAAGTTACAGTTACAATCTGAGCTACCGGACCCCAATTAAATGACCCAGTTGTCCCGCCTATAGAAGTAGATACTGCAGGTACTACACCTGTTGCATCGATTTCATTGACCTGAACTCCCGGTGATACTTGAAATGCCATCGCTTTATCCTCTCATTGAGTTAGTTAATATGTTGTTCATAATACGAATTTAAATCCGTATTGTACGAATTTTCACTACTATTATTTATAAATAACCACATCCTATCGTAACAACCTATCGAATGCATCACCCTCGAACCATAGGTTATCATCGCCCATTAGTTTTTCGCCTTTAGGCTTTTCAATAGTATCGGGTATGAATCCAAATGGTAACATATCATCCTGTATTGCTTTTAATCTTTCTTTATATAACATATCTTTCATATTAATATCTGATATGCCTTCGAATATATCCGTAGTGACAAACCATGCAAACATAACTAGATTCATCATTAAATCATCGTGGTTAGAACCTATTGCTTGATATGATGTCCCTTTACTTACAAAAGTACTCATCTCTATAATAGTGTTAGAATCTTTAATGACCAACTTACCCTGTTCTATTAAGTCCTTTATAGTAGAACAACCAATCCTTTTAACTCTCTTAGTCATTGTCGCACCAAGAGCATTAGCCTTAATGGATGATTCTACAAACATATTCTCATATTCTAAATCATAGTATAGTCC